GTCTGGCGGAGTTCAGCTCCATGTATGACCGGAAGGGCAAGAAGCCGCTTACGCGCAGGAACTTCCGCGTAAAAGCCCGCTATGATGAACTGATGCAGGAAGGGAAACATGGTCACTACGAGACCATGTTCCGCGTCGTGCGTGAGGAGATAGAGCGTGACCGCGCGCTGCCTGATAGGAGAGTATGATGCTGGCACGAACATTCAAGACGGCTGCTGAGCTTGGGCTCAGGCAGCATGAATACGACGCCCTGCACGAGGTGTTGGAGCGGCTGGAGGACGGCCGCATTCCACTGAAGGATGTCTATATGAGGACGTTCCATAACTCTTGCGGCACCATGCATTGCCTGGCTGGCTGGGCTAATGTGATTGATCGCAAGGCATTCCCGGAGACGTTATGGGAGACCGGCACGGCAAGGGTATCAAGGGGTCTGCTCTCCCGGCTGCCGCTGGCATTGTCGTATGTGTTCGGCGTCACCGCCGCCTCTGATACCCCCGACGCTACCGGCACGGAGGCCCGTCATCTGCTGCGGCACTATCTCACGACCGGGGAGTTTGATCATAGCTGGGAGAGCCTGTGAGGGCATGAGCATCAAGGGTGACATGGTGCAGGCGCTGCGCTCCAAGTTCCTGATCGGACCGGAGCAGGCCGAGGATATCCTGCGCACTGTGTTCGAGGTGGCCGACGGTCCCGACTTTGCCTACCGTTACGCTAGGGACAATCATCCGCAAGACCCGGATGCCCATCTGATGGAGTACTGGGATGTGATCAACGTGCTGAAGGAAAGCATATGACGAGGTATCCGTATTTCTTTGGCACCCTGCTGGCGTTTGTGGCCTCGGCATTCCTGAGTTACGCGCTGGCACGGCATCATTCTCATGCGCAGAGCGTACATCAGGCACCTGCACCGCAGCCGCAGACCGTTGACCGCACCAAGAAGGGTGACCGGCTGCCTTATGCGGAGACGTTCGAGGGCCGGCTGGCCATTACGCCCGGCATGTTCACCGACAAGGACTGCAATCCGGAATATTATTGCCCGTGGGGCAGCCCGCACCGGCTGCCGTGGTGGATGCAATGAAGGATTCGGACCCCATGGTGGCGCTGACCATTGCCCTTTTGGGCTTGGCCATGGCCATTATCATCGTCGGCGGGGTGCTGGTGACGCATTATGTGAGATTCTGGTGACATGACCGTGAAATTCGAGCACGCGGACGAGGATGAGGACGCCAGACACGTTTCCGAGCAGGCCGAAAGGCTGCTGGCGGCCCTGCCCTATGACCCCGACGACGCCCTGCGCCTGATGATGCTGGTGGTGGCCGGGCTCATTGCCGACTCCCCACGGGAAGACCGCATCGGAAAGATACAGGAGCTTCGTCAGATACTGAAAGACTTCCTGGGTGTGGAGGGGAGTGCGCTGCAATGACCAATCCATGGCCCCGCCCCAATAAACCGCCAGACCCGGACCCGCCGGTCGGGTCTAATTACTACACGCCGGAGCAGGCAAATCTCCTGATCTGCCCGATCCGCAACATCCTGCACATGGAAATCCCGCCGCAGTCGGGATATCCGGGCTCCACCGGTTACAATCAGACCCACCCCTGCTGCTCTGCCGCCGCCTGCATGTGGTGGCGCTGGGCCAAGTCACCTCCGGCCCCAGCCGGCAGCGGCTTCTGCGGCGGTGCGGGGACGCCGCCATAGGAGCGCGTATGAGCATCCCCAGCCCGAAATGGACCTGTCCAGTGTGCGGCTTCGAGACGGATTTCCCGGACGAGCCGCGCTTCTGCTTTATCTACGACTGCCCGCATCGGGCGCAAATCCCGATGGCAGAGCCGGAGGAACCAGCAGCGGAGCGGGAGCAAGAAATTGATCTCACGTAGAGGCTTCCTCACCGGACTGATTGCCGCCCCCGCCATCGTCCACGCCGGCAACCTGATGCCGGTGAAGGCGGTGAATTGGTGGGGCCCGCCCCTATGGCCTCTGCGGCCGTTCTATGTTGAGTACGTATTCCACGTTGCGCCGGAGACGCTTACGCTTCTGCAGCAGCGCTATGTCAGAACCCAGGAGCAGATGAAGCGCTGTCTCTATGAGGGCGGCAACGTGGACTTCCAGCCCTGTTGAAAGGATGATCATGAGCAGACGAGACAGTGACGCAAGCCCGCCGATGGAAGAGCACATCGTGCATCCAACAACGAAAGCCTACTATCGGCTGCGTTGCCTGGAGGTGGCGGTGAAGACGTTCGATCCTGACAGCAGCATTAATATAATTGAGTTGATAGATGTATCCCGGTCCCTGTTCAGCTACTGTGAGACCGGTCTGGTGCCAAGGTTTGAATAAGTTCGGCAGGGCGGTGCCCTTTCGACAGCAGCCGGCGATGCTGTACCAGAGGCAGGCAGTTGCACCGCCTTAGGCTCTGTTACCTGCTTTCAGGGCCTTCCGATCTGACTGCCTGCCACGCCGGACCATTTTACACTGAGACGGCTGTAAACAGCCTGTTGTCCTCGAAAGGGAGATCATGATCGACTGCCCCCACATCTACGACAACTTCCTCCCGGCTGACCTCTACAACGAGGTGCGTGAACTGCTGCGGCACGCGCCGCTCAGCTACGGCCACAAGTCTTCCTCGAAAGTCGACCCTTACGGCCACCTCAAATACGGACCCATCCATGACCGGCAACACAATTTGGCTGACCTTGCGTTCCAACTCCCTGAGGGACCTCTGCTTGATGCTTGGGGAGTTCTTAGAGCTAAACCGGCATTTGATACCGCCAAGCTCATTCGATGTTACGCTAACGGCTACACCTACGGAATGGACGGCTACTTTCACACTGACAGCCAAAGATCGGACGAGGTTACAGTCATCCTTTATATCTGCGATAAATGGGATCGGGACTGGGCCGGAGAAACCGTCTGCGTAGACAGAAAAGCTGGCTGGTTGTCCATCCCGCCGTCCCCCAACCGATGCCTCATGATCCCGTCCAACATGCCGCACGCGGCGCGCGCGGTCTCCCGCATGTGCCCGGAGATGCGCATGACCTTGATGTACAAGACCCGGCCCAAGCGCAGTGACAACTTCGAAATGCTCTCCGAATGGTTGGTGAAGCATCATGCCCTCGACCAAAGTCACGCCCAAGGAACTCTCCACGACCACCTTGTCCGCACTTACGCCCTGCTTGAAGCAAAGGCATCTCAAGACGTCGCCTTTGGCGGCGGCCTGCATTCGATCTATGGAACCAATGTCTTCAAGCACCGGATGCTTGATGCGTCTCCTCATGCTCGTGCACAGGTGGCGGCACAGTTCGGCAAGGAAGCCGAAAGTCTGGCTTATAGTTTTTCTGTGATCGACCGCCCTAAGGCGCTCGAAAATCATGCCGGCTTCCACGGCGACAACGTAGTGCTGAAGCTGACCCACGATGCGACCGTGTCGGTTCCGCTTCATGTGTACAAAGAACTCTGTCTGATCGAATGCGCCAACCTTGCCGACCAGAACTCACTCGATAAATGGCCGAACCTGAAGGGGCTGTGGGATGCCCACGCATCTGGTGATCCAGTTGGTGAAAGACTTGTTCCCCGATCAGCCGGCGGGACCTCGGCGGCGGCGGCAAGTTAACGTCAGCCAGGCTATCGTCTTCTACGAGCTTTTCGGGGACTGGAATGCTGTCGGACGCATCATGGGCTTCCAGGCTCGTGGCGTCTGGAAGGCCGTGCGGAGGTCTGACCGATGCATCAGATAGTCGAGTTCATTGCAGCGCAGGCGTCACTGGCGTGGAGCTACATCTGGCGCAGCCGCTATCCGGAACTGCCGCCGCTGAATGACACATCGGATATATCCGATGTGTTGAAATCGGAGCCGGCACTCCCGAAATCCTCGAAACCCCGCCCCCGCCGAGAGGTGGATCAGATATTCGAGTTCTCCTTCAAGGGTGACATCCTTGACGACCTGGAGAACTATTTCATGTTGCTTGGCCGGATGCGCAAAGGCGACCGGGAGAGCTACGACCTGTACTCCCGGGTCGGAGCGCAGTTGCTGCCGTGGCATCAATTTGGTAGTTACGACGCCCGCTCCGTCAGAAAGTTCGACGGCAAGGTGCTGCCCTGGTTCATGCAGACCCGTCCCGGGTTTGGGGCGGTGATGTGGACCAAGCCCTCGGAGGACGAGGAGATCGACGGCAAGAAGTGGGTGTGGCCCCGCTTCATGATATTCCAGAAGTACGCCCTGCGTGGCGTTCCTTCCAACATCCAGCCGGTCAACAGCGGCACGGTGTACTGCGTCAGCGCCTACTGGGACAGCAACTTCACCGAAGACAAGCGCGGCTACGGCACCCAGTTCGGCGTCTGCCTGGAGCCGGATGGATCGGTGCGGGTGCTGCGGATGCTGATGTCGAAACACTACAGCATCCGGCACCGGCACGGCAAGAACAAGGGCGGCGTCACCACCTTCACCCGCCGGGAGTGGGGGCTGCCGGAGTTCTTCCAGTTGTGGGCCAAGGACCACAACATGACGGTCGACGAGGTGCTGACCGAGGTGTTTGTGGCGGCCGCCAACGCCTATGAAATCTCCCACTACGGCATGATCAAGGTGACGGTGCGCAAGGGCAAGGTGGTGGCGGCCTTCAACATTGCCGCCAAGCGCAGCGCCTACTTCTTCAAGGACCGGGAGGTTCACCTCAACGACAAGGGTTCCCGCAAGCGCATCTTCCACATCGTGCGCCCGCACGAGCGGGTAACCAACGGCGGCACCACCACGGTGCGGATGCACTTCCGAGGGGAGCGCCGGTTCGGCTGGAACGGCTACGACGTGCTGGTGACGGTGCCCGGCAAGCATCATATCGACTGGTCGGAGTTCGATGTCGGCTGCCTGGACGAGGACAAGATACTGTTCGAAGGCGGGCAGGCCATGGACATGGCGCAGTTGGGGGATTACGTTTCCGGCAACATCAATGATGGCGGCCTTGGCAAACTTGGCGGGAGGGCCATCGGTTCGAACGTCGACTGATAGGGATGGCCTATCCGAGGATCATCAACAAAGCCTGCCACCTCCACGATGTCTGGGTCTCCCTGACCAGGGCGGAGATCGAGTACGCCATGGAGCATGGCCTCCGGGTGCGGCAGGACTGCATCCGGCGTGGCCACGTCAACAGGCTGCACAATCAAGATGAGCCGGAATGGCAGCAACTGCTGCGCATGCAGGAGGGCTACGTCTGCGAGGCCGTGGTGTGGAAGGCCGGCGGCGTATCACCCATCGGCCGGCTGCGGGCGTACAACTACAATGACGGCCCGCCGGATGTCGGCAGCAACATCGAGGTCAAGCAGATCACCGAGGAGACCCATTGCCTGCCGCTGGGGCTAAAAATTCCCGGGCGCCGCATGGTGGTGGGCGTAGTGCTGCTGCACGGCCGGGGGATGGCGGTCGGCATCTACCGAATTCCCGGCTACTACCCGTGCTGGATGGGACGGGTAGAGAGGTGGGAGCGGAAGCCGGAATACTGGACCGTTCCACAGCAGGAACTGTTCCCGTTCCCGTGGATACAGCATCTGGTGATGGATTGACGCCCTAAGTGTATTGGCCTAGAGCGTTACCGCACACACGAGGTTCCCTCTCATATACAGGGAACCCCCTACATGGCAAAGCGCGGCACGGTTCGTATCCCCGACCTGGAGGATGAGCCCGAGCGTGAGGCAGTAGACGAGACCCCCTCCGAGGTGGTGCTGCCGGCGCCTTGGGTGCTCGACGCCGGTATCAAGAAATTCTACGAGCTTGCCAACCTGCACTGGCCCAAGAAGGACCAGTCGGTCTCCTTCGACATGCGCAACGAGAAGCAATTGCGCATAACGCTGGGGCTGGTCTACGCCGCCATGCGGCAACAGGACCGCCCGTGAGACTTCCGACCACCAAGTTGGAGCCGTTCCCGAGGGAGCGGTTCATTCATTTCTGTAAGATGCTCCGCATTCAGACCAAGGACTTCGGCATGGTGCCGATGGAGCTTCTCGGCACCCAGCGTTACGTGCTCGACCAACTCTGCGAGGCCATGGACAACGGTGTCTCCACCGTCCTCATTTTGAAAGCTCGCCAATTAGGGATGACAACATTCTTCATTGCCCTCGACCTGTTCTGGGCCATGGAATACGACGGCCTGCTGGGAAGCTTCGTCACCCACACCGAGCAGGCCAAACACTTCTTCCGCAACACGATCAAGATATTCTTTGCCCATCTCCCGAAGACCCACAAGATCAAGTGGGACCAGGAGAACCGGGACATGATCGTGCTCAAGAACGGCTCACTCCTTCAGTACCTCGTCGCTGGGACAAAGGAGAAAACTAAGGGTGGCCTTGGACGCAGCAGCGCCAACAATTTCATACACGCGACTGAGGTGGCCTTCTGGGGTTCTCCAGATGATCTCAACGAATTGTCGGCCACCATGTCGACGCACTACCCGCATCGACTGAAAATCGAGGAGACCACAGCCAACGGGTACAATTTTTGGGAGGAGCGGTGGCGGGAGGCCAAGGAAGACCCAACCATTGTCTGCATCTTCGTCGGCTGGTGGCGTCACGACCATTACGCCTTTCGACCGGACGACCAGGGCAAGGACCATCCCTGGTTCCGGCAGTTCATGCCTAAAGGAACTGAAAGCTCCCTCACACGTCTAGAGCGCAAACGTGTCAATGAGGTGAGGAAGAGATATGGGGTGGAGATCGATCACTACCAACTGGCTTGGTACCGCTGGAAGCTCGAAAGCGAGAACAATGGCAACCAGGAAAAAATGGATGAGATGTTTCCGTTTCTGGAGGAGGACGCCTTCGTTGCCACTGGCGCCCAGTTCTTTTCCTCACCTCATATTACCGAGTCCATG